TGCATTATATTGTTAAAGGCGATGCTAAAAAAGTATTCTTTGAGGTTATGAGAGACCAGTTAGAAGGCGTTAAGATAGATACACCTGTTAATATAACTTACCAATTATTTAGCCCAGATAAAAGGAGAAGAGATAAAATGAATGCAATAGCTGTTGTATCTAAATTTCTGTTAGATGCTATAACACACTATGGTTGCTGGGAAGATGACAATGATGACTTTGTTAAGACAGAGACATTACTACCTACAGAATACGACAAAGGTAATGGTAGAATAGAAGTTGTAATTGTTAATAACTTTTAATTATTATATTTTTATTTTGTCATATATTTATGTATGACTAAGAATGAGTTATTAGCAGAACTTTATAAGAGCCACAAAAAGTGGGTTGGACTGGCTGTTAAGTTTGTAGGCTCTAATATGTTTGCTGAAGATTTAGTGCAAGAAGCATATTTAAAAATACACAGGTCTTTAAAAGACGTTAATAAGATTTTAAACGAAGATAACGGAATACGATTCGGTTACTTCTACAGTACTTTGTTTAGTGTTTGTATTGATTATAAGAGGGTAAAAAGTAAGCAGCCTCTCGTTGAGTATGATGAGGTTGTTTACTCTTACCAAGTTTTAGAAGCTTTTGACATTAAAGAAAATTATGCCTTCCAGAACTTAATGGATAGTATCGACAAAGAGATAAAGCAATGGCATAGATACGATATAATGTTTACGGACATTTACTACAAGACAGATATATCTCTAAGAGGTTTAGAGAAAGAAAGCAAGTTTATAGATGAGGACGGTAATCAGTACAAAGGCATAAGCCTAACTTCACTATACAACACATCTAAGAACTGCAAGAGAAGACTAAGAGAAAAGTTTGATGAAGATGCTCAAGATTACTTTAACGGAGACTACGACAAATTATTATAAACATGGAAGAATTTAAAGGAGATAAAAGAACTAAAGCTTACAAGGAATGGAAAGCTAAGTTTGACAAAGACAATGAGAATAAGTCTAAAGGACTTGGAGATACTGTAGCCAAGATAACAAAAGCTACAGGTATTAAGAAGGTTGTTAAGTTTATTGCTGGAGAAGACTGTGGTTGTGATGAGAGACAGGAGAAGCTAAATAAAGTATTTAAGTATAGGAATGTAAAATGTTTAACTGAAGATGAGTTTAACACTTTAGCTAAGTACTTTGACACTAATCAAACGATATACAATAAACACGCACAGAAAGAGTTACTACCTATAGCACAAAGAATATTTAGTATAAGGATAACAGGATGTACCTCTTGTGCATTTAAAGGAAAGGTTCTTAATCCATTGAAATCAGTTTACTCTACATACAAATAGATATGAGTTTTTTAAGAGGTAATATAGGAGAGAGTTTATGGCTTAACGAATTGTCTAAGACACATACAGACATAGAGAAAGCACCAAATAAAAAGTTTTACGATTGGGATATAAAAGCTAACTACAAAGGTAGCGAGGTTACTTACGAAGTTAAGTATGACTCTAAAGGTTACTACTATGCTGATAGATACTCAAGACCTGTAAACTTATACATAGAGTTCCAGAATACGAAGAAGGGAGAAGATAGTGGTATCATTGCATCAAAGGCAACATACTACGTTTACATACTAAAGAGTCTAGAAGGTGTAGAGACTGCTTATGTATTTAAAAGGCTGGACTTACTTAATCATCTGAGAAACAATGATGTTAAGGTTAAAGGCAATAGCTTTGGAGGAGATAATAATGCTAAAGGATGGACACCTCCACTAAACTCACTAGAACATTTAATTGTAAAAAAGATAAAGTTTATTTGATTTAACAAATAATATTACTATATTGCAGTTCATTTAAAATACAACATTATGAAAAATATAAAACTGCTAAACGGAGATGAGTTTAAAGTCTCTGACATTATACCTAAGATGTATGATGATTCTTTTTACTATGGCTACTTAGGTCAACACGCATTATCATCTTCTTCCTGCAAGAAATTAATAGAGTCCCCTAAAGCATACGCAACATCACTTACTGAAGGTTCGCCAGATAGTCAAGCACTTAGAGATGGTAGACTAACACACTTATGTGTACTAGAGCCACATAGACTTGATGAGTTTACATTTGTAGACGGAACTAAAGCTAGTAAGAGTTTTAAATTAGCTGCTGAAGAGTTAGGTAAGGATTTAGTATACACTAACCTAGAACTAAACAAAGCACAGAAGATAGCTAAAGCTGTATTAGCTAATGAAGAAGCTGCTGCTTTACTAAGTGGATGTGAGTTTGAGATACCTGCAATAGGAGAGTTTATGGGATTACCATTTAGAGGTAAGGCAGATGCAAAGAAAGGCACAACTATCATAGACTTAAAGACTACAGCCAACATACAAGATTTTGAGTACTCAGCTAAGAAATATAGTTATGACTTACAGGCTGCTTTGTATCTAGACTTGTTTGATGCAGATGACTTTATATTTCTAGTAGTAGACAAGAGAACGTTAGATGTTGGAGTCTATACTATTACAGCAGGATTTATAGATAGTGGACTACAGAAGCTACAGGTGGCAACAGATGCTTACAAGAATTATATTATGAGTGACTACGATTTAGAACAGTATACATTTTACGGAGAATTGTAGTATGCCATTTAACAAGGATGTGTCCGACCACTTCTATGAGCTAGGTCTTGACTTACTATTTATAGGCTACACTAGAGCAGACCTAAGACTTTGGATTAAGAAAGCAGAAGAAGATGAGTCTTATGAAGAGTGTGACGGATTACTTAGAGCGTTAAACTTTAAAGGTAGCATGGAGGAAATGGGATATAACTATGGCGAAGAAGAAGAAGACTTCATTTAACTATTACAAAACAAACAACGAGGCTCAGAGTCATTGCTTTAAAAAAGGGTATGTAATATATCCAGAGGCATTTGAAGGTAGCTGGAGGGTATCAATAGAGCTAGGACATAGGAAGCATACATATCCAGAGGTATTGTCGCTTACAGAGGCTTATATTAAAATATGGAAAGAATACGAAAAAATACAAAACAGAGATAACAATGGGAAAACTTAGAACATACAACGTAGAAGCAGCTAAACAATTAGCTGATAAATTTGTACAAATAACAGGATTAGATTTAACAAGCACATCAAGATATGAAGAACAAGCATACTTTAGAGCATTGTTCTATAAAGTAATGTGTGATATAAACGGAATGAATGACAGAATGATTTCTGAATGGTTTGGAGATATAGGGGTAAAAAGAAACAGGTCAACTATATTTCACGCATTAAGAAAGATAGACATCTACTACGAAAGCTTTGTTAGGTTTAGGAATGTTTATGACTTGTTCTTTGACGATAAGAAGAAGGAAAGAGAAAGAATAGAAAGTAAGAAGTCTGAAAGAGTTAGAAGAATAAACGAAAGAATAGATAGAAAGCTTGATGCATCGGCAAGAAACAAGATACATGATTTAGCAGATGTTATTCCAGAAGATAGGGTAGATGAGATGTATGAGATGATGACGTTAAGGATGAAGTCTTGGGCTTGGAAATCAAAAGATAAGTGTGAGGTAATACAGAGTAGTACATCAATGGATGGAATGTGCTGGTAAACAAAACCTAAACATATCGTTATAGTATTAAGATTAAACTTATGGCTAAATCAAATGAGATTAAACCTACTGATGGTAGGAAGTATAACAAAAGGAAGAAAGGTCAGTTAGATGTTGTTAAACCTACTACAGCAGCTATAAACAAAGCTAAGAGGGAAAGGATGAAGGAGTTCGGAGTCAAAGCCATTAAAAAGGTGTTTGGTTCTGAACAAGACTTCTGGATGAGTCTAGCAGAAGAGGCTAAGAAAAATCATAACGATAGAAAACTATTACTAGAGTATGTCTATGGTAAACCTAAAGATGGGTTTGGTAATGCTACACAGAAATCTGCAACACCTGTTATAAATTTCTATGGACACCAACCTCCTGCACCAGAAGACATTATAGATGTAACACCAGAAGATGAAGAATAGCATAAACTTACATGATAAGTACATCCCTTTATTCCAAAGCAAGACAAGATACAATGTTATTACAGGAGGTAGGGGTAGTGGTAAGTCTTTTGGCATAAACGTATTCCTACTAAACCTTACATACGAAAGTGGACACAAGATATTGTTTACTCGTTATACAATGGCATCAGCCAATACATCTATTATACCAGAATTTGTAGAGAAGATTGATATGATGGGAGTAAATGCTCACTTTAGGATAACTAAGGATGAGATAACTAACCTGCAGACAGGTTCTTCCATTATATTTAAGGGTATAAGGACATCTAGTGGTAATCAGACAGCTGCATTAAAGTCTTTGAACGGAATTACAACGTTTGTAGTGGATGAAGCAGAGGAACTTGATGATGAAGGTACATTTGACAAGATAGACTTCTCTATAAGGTCTCAAAACAAGCAAAACAGGGTTATTTTGATACTAAACCCAACTACAAAGGAGCATTGGATATACCAGAGGTTCTTTTTAGGTAATATTGTTGATGCAGGTCATAACGGAACCAAAGGAGACACAACTTACATCCATACAACGTATAAAGACAACAAAGATAACCTATCGGACTCATTTCTTAGCAGAGTATTGGAGATGAAAGCTAGAAGACCAGATAAATACCAGCACCAGATACTAGGAGGATGGTTAGCTAAGGCAGAAGGAACAATTATAAGAAATTGGAAGGTTGGAGACTACATACAGACAGAAAAGACTATTTATGGACAGGATTTTGGGTTCTCTGAAGACCCTACAACACTTGTAAAGATTTCTGTAGATGATTTTAACAATAGAGTCTATGTAAAGGAAATTTATGGTAAAACAGGGCTTTCTACGTCTGATATAGCAAATATGAATAGAGCTGAGTGTGGCTTAGACTTGATAGTTTGCGACTCATCAGAGCCTAGACTTATAAAAGAACTAAAGAAGAAAGGATTGAACATACAACCTGCTGTAAAGAAGAGTGGTAGTATACTATCTGGTATAGCACTTATGCAGGACTATGAAATAATAGTAGACCCAAGAAGTAAAGGTGTTGTAAGAGAGTTTAATAACTATGTATGGCATGAGAAAGGTGTAAGACCAATCGATAAGTTTAATCACTTTTGCGATGCTATCAGATATGCCTTGATGAGATTAGCTACAAGTAAGAACAAAGGTATCTATACAATAAGATAGAGCGTTTAATATAAAGGGGTGCGTTTAATATGAAGGGGTAACAATTAATTTTGTTGCTCCTTTTTCTGTTTAATATGAGGGGCTTTGTTTAATATGAGGGGCTTAAATTAATTAATAGTGAATTTATTTTGTCATGTAAAAATATTTTTGTAGATGCGTACATGCGTTCACTAGTTAATTTATGTTACAAATCTAGAATAGTATTAAAAGGTATCAAATCATAAAAAAAGTTAAATTGCAAAGTTTTTTATATTTTTTGTTGTGTAATTAAAAAAAAGAGTTACATTTGCTTCAGAAACAAATAATAATAACTTAAAACAATAATATGACAGAACAAATTAAAGTAAACCTACAAAGCGAAAACGGAATATATTTAGTGTATAAATTGCACCATACAGTTAATGGCTATACAAATATTTATTTGATTGATGCAAAAATATGCGGTGTAAATGATTGTAATGAAAACGCCTTGTATATTTCAGCTATTGGATGCAGTGCATTAACTAACAACAAAGAAACTTTAATGCATGAATTTGCAATCGAATTATTAGAAAACTATCTACAAAAATAAAAACAATATAAATAACTAAAGATATGAATAAAGATTTAGAAAGTAAGATAAATAACTATGCTAATTGGCTGTTAACTGAATGTAGCTCACCCATTGACGAGATTGAATACCTAGTTAAGTCCATAATAGATGACAAGAACAACAAAGCCGATATATTAGAGGTGTTGCAAATAATTAATAATAACAATTAAAAATAATTAAGATGAGACAAATAACAATAGAAAGTATAAATGCGTTTAATTGGGGCTTTACCTTTAACAAATCAAATATGGCAGTTAAAGTATTTAACGATGTTGTAAAGTTGCAGTATCATGGTAATACTATTGCAATAAAAAACCGAATTACTAATAAAATAAGTATAACAAATTGCGGTTGGTTTAGTAATACTACAAAAGAAAGGTTAAATGGTTTAAAGGGCGTTAACATAAAACAAAAGAACTTTATTTGGTATCTTAATGGTAATGAGTGGGGTGGAGAATTAACAGAAATAAACTAAAATTAAATAACATGAAAATAAACATTTTAAAAGCAGTACAAATTTACACTACTAAAAAAGAATTTATAGTGTATACATTAAAAGATAATAGTATTAAAAATATGATACTTACAAACGATTTAACAAGGCATCGTAAAAAGTTCGGTTTAGATAGTAAATTTTTATTGACTGATACACTAAAAAAACAATTAAGAATAATTAATATAACTTTATAAGATATGAAAAACACATACATACACGAAACACATACAATATGGGCAGATAACGGAGAGGTATATTTGCAAACAGATACAGATACAATAGTATTTAACGCTCGTAATTTACTACTAGATTTAGACTCTATGCTTTATTTAGCCATTAAAGAGGTAAACAAAGAAAACAAAGATTTAAAAGATAGATTAAAAGAAACAATTAAAACACTAACATTTTAAAATAAATTAAGCCACTTTAAAGAGTGGCTTTTTTATTTCTGTTTAACAAGA